CTATTAACAACCTTCTAGCTGCAGCTCTTTCTTTCTTTTTTGCTTCTATTTCTTGTTTAGACATTGCCATCTATCTTTTCTCCATAAAGGCTTGTAACTCCGTTTATAATTTGCATAAGGTGTACAGAAAAGTAACCTTTCTCAAAAAAGTCTACTATTGCAAAACCATGACACCAATTATGCTCTCTACCACCTAACCACTCATTACTAGCATCGGACATATCTTTTAAACAACCTATACTCCAAGCTGACTTTTGTCCGTCTATATGTGTAGCACTCATTTGTTGGATGTCGTGCCAATGACCATACATAACATTAGCACCTAACTTTCTTAGATGATTAGCAGTATGATACTGACCTCCATACAAATGTCCATGATAAAAATTTAATTTACCTATCTTTAAAAACTTGCCACAAGGATGGTATTTATAACCACGCTCTTTTAGCTTTAAGCAATTCTGTGGCTTGTACTGAGGTAAGTAAGGATGTTCTTCTACAAACTGATCTAACCATAGTTCGTGATTACCTTCAATAAAGTGTTTAGTTTCGCATCCTGCCTTATCTAACGCCTCATCTATTTGATCCATACCTTCATTAACATCATTAACGTCTTGATCTAATGTTGGTATTATAACCTCTAATGGTGGTCTTTTCTTTCTTTTCCACTTCCAATGTGAAAAATTTCCCCATTCACCAGTATCGCCTAAGTCTACATAAATATCAGGCTTAACAATTTCAATAGTCTGTATAACGCAATTTATCGCAGGTTGTGAATGTAAAGGAAAGTGCTTATCTGGTGTAACGATTGCTCTCTTTAAAACTTTCCCCATCTTACCTCTATTCTATCTCTTTATTAATTTTTATAAGCATATAAACTAATGTTGCCAATGCCGCCAAAGCACTCATTATCGGCGGCACATATTCTGTCCAATGCAACGCGCTTCCTGCTATTCCTACACTTGCTGTTCGTAAAGTATCTAACATTTTTTCATTTGGTTACTAAGTTTAATAGCTCTATTAGGTGTTTGCTTTGCCCATAAACTATCAAGCATTTCTGCAGATGCCTTGTCATAATCTTTATTTTCTAAAGCTTTAAGCATCTTCTTAAACTTACTTACACCAGTAAGACCAAGTTGATACACCATCTCAAATACTACCTCACATTTATCCTGTGGCAATTCTCTTAAAAATGGAAACTTCTTATTCGTAGCATCTATAAGTTTATCTAGCTTTTTATCCAGTATTAAGTCGCAAACTTCTTCATCTAATTCTAAGTCTTTAATTGCGAAGCCATAACCTATAGTATCATAACCTTCTGTACATTTATATACTTTAGCTCTATAACCTTCACCTTCTTTAATTGATTCTACTAAGCTCATTCTGTTTCCTCAACTGTCCACTCTGATGTTGCCAAAGTGGTTAATATTTGTGTGTGATTATATGTTACCATACCATCAAAACAAGATGGTGTGTCGCCATCCCATTTTAATATTGCTTTAGTTCCATCTACTGACTTTCTCAATGTAGATGAACTTGTTTGTATTGCATTAGATACTAATTCTTCTAACTGCTCATCTGTGTAGTCAGCCAAAGTTATTATTACCCATTTTCTATTACTAAACATTTATTCTCCTTACGGTGTATCTGTTTCTATATCGGCTGTCGCATCAAAGTTAATCATATCACCTGAATTACGATTAGGCGCGTGATCTACTATATCAAATGCACTCATATTAGTCATTATACCTGCGTTGCCATTGACCTTTTGTAAACTTGGATTAGATATAGTAACAGTTTCGCCTGAATCTAATCCATTTAATCTAAAAATATTTGAGGTTGCGTGTGATGCCCTAAAATATATCACAGCATCACCATTAGATAAAACTTCACTTGTTTCAGATGCACCTGTTACATTTAATTTCATATCAGAATCGTTGTCAGTTAAAGATGATATTGTACAAGAGAATTTATATACCTGATCAACAACTAAATTTTCTGTCAAACAGCTATTTGAACCTGTTTGTTTAAATGTTATTTTAGCACCGAATATGTGGCTACCATAAGCGATTGTAACACTATCAGATGTTACCGATACACTATTACTACCATATGGTGTCCATCCACCACTTGTTCCATCTTCTTCCCTAAAAAACTTCGTAGTATCAATTATGTTGCTTTGTAAAGATGTGTCTGTTTGATCACCAATTAAAGTAAAGTCATCTATAGTGCCATTACCCATTCTATAATAGGCTTGTAAATTAGCTGTCTTGTCTATACCACTACCTGCTGTATAACTTGCAGATAATAATAAATTGTTTGGCTCACCTGAATTGTAAATAGATGCTACTGTGTCGGCATTTAACTCTGTATTGTATATTGCTATATCGCATAAATTACCACCAAAATAACCTGAACTGCTTGACCTTGCTATATAGTCAAAATCAAAAGTACCACTATTAGAAACAGCAGAAGATAATCTTGATTGACCATCTATATAAACTCTAATATCATTGCTTGAATCTCGCGTTACTACGATATGATGCCAAGTATCTGATGTCATAGTGTAAGAACTGTCAAAAAAGCCTAAAAAAGATGTTGCACTATCTGTTTGTATTCTTAATCTATTTAAATTGTATATATTTAAATATCCACTACCTGAAGATGATCCTAATATTTGATTATTTCCACTATCATCAAAAGTATCAGAATCAAACTTAACCCAAGTTGAAATGCTAAACTCACCTGTTAATTGTATTTCACTTCCTAATTGTATATAATCATTACTATCATCAAAACCTATACTTTTACCACTAAAGAATGTCTTTCTCATATCAGGTATTACAAGGTTGTTAGCATTATCATCTACTACTCTTGTAGATGCTTCATCGCCCATTCTCCACCAACCTTTAAGATTAGCACTTGATGAATAGTCACCTGTATCAGTAGATAAATCTAAAGTTGCTTTATTGCTATTGTAAATTTGAGTTACTTCATTAGCAGTTAAGGAATCATTCCAAATAGCTATTTCATCTAAATTTCCTGTTCCATAAGCAGGACTTGGTCTGTTTAATGCACCAAGAGTAGTTGTATCTATATTTGAATTAAATGTTACTGAATCTAAATTTTCTTCACCACTATGATCTTTAACTCCATTGACATATAAAGTTCTATCAGTAGCCGATGTGAAAACTCCTACTATATGATACCAACCACCTAAAGAACCATAGGTTTGACTTGATATTTTTTTAATACTTGTATTTCTTGCTTGTAACTGAAATACATTTGAAGAATTCCAAGCAATAGAATAATATACATTAGATGCACTAACATCACTTAATGTTAATACTTGCAATCCATTGTTCAAAGTAGGCTTAAGCCAACCTGCAACAGTAAAAGGATAACTTGTTACAATAGCATTACCACAATCTACATATTCATCACCACCATCAAATATTATTGATTTAGTATTAGTTACCTCTGCGAGGGCATCTACAAATCCACCTTTAGATGTGGCTAATCCTAATCCTAACATTTAATCTCCAATATAGGCAACAGCAGTACCACTATATAATTCAAAAGATGTCCATCTTCCAAATATAGTTGTACCCTTAGGAAAAGTAACTCCATCTATAGCGTTTCCTCCTGATGCAGAAACTAATGTGCTAGTTCCTGTATCATCAATATGTAATTGCTCTGTTTCCGCGACCAAGCCAGTAGAACCACTTTCAAATACACAGTCTGTTAAAAATTGTATAGCAACAAAAACATAACCACTAGTTGCAGTTACTGCATCTTGCTTAGCTAAAATAGAACCTACTTGTCCTAATCCAATATTCGTTCCTTGATTTGATCCGTACATCTATTCTCCTTTAGATTTTTTAGCTTTTTTTGATTTCTTTTTAGTAGTTTTTTTAACCTTAGGCTTAACAGGCTCTACTTTTTCAATAATTAATTTTTTAGGTCTTCTCAACCTTAATTTATTTATTTTACTCATATATACCTCAGTTAATTAAGGGTGGCGATTAAACCACCCTTAAATTATATCCTACCTATTAAGTAAGCAAGAAAGTACGAACTTGACCTGCTGCTGTTCCATATCTAGTTAATACACCATATATAGTATCAGCAATTACTTTTGTACCTAAGTAATCAACGTCATACTGTGATTGCAATCTAGCTGTTTGACTAAATGCAATGTGGCAGGCTGATTTATGAATAACATAACCATGAGGATCTTTATTGTCAGTTCCACCACTACTATCAAAGTCAGTAGTTGAAGTTGTAACATTTTGACTCATCATAACATTAAATCCATAAGCCTTAGTAACTACACCAGTCTGTGTGAAGTTTGCTCCCAAAGCTGCACCTTGAGTTGCTATTGCAAGATCACCAATATTCATTAAATTAGCATAAACACTTGGTGCTAATACTATTGTCCAATTATTTGGATCAGGATCTTGCGCATAACATTTAGTAGCGATAGCGTCAAAGTCTGCTTCAGCTCCCATTGGAGTTGCGCTAATATCAATCTCAGTCGCTGCGTTTAATCCGCCAGATGCTTTTAATGAATTAATAATAGAGCTATCAACAGAAACATCAACTGCATTAGCAATAGAATATCCAATCTCTTTAGCATACATATTTAACATATCATAGTTGCTTTGAACTTGAATAACATCGTTAATTAAAACTGCTGCATATTTATGTGTGTCAATACTTAATACTTCTTCACCTGCATCACTTGAGCTAGTAGACCAAGAAATAGCACCTTCGCCCTTATTACCTGCTGTTACTTGATCTATTTTTGGTAGATGAATTTTCTCACCTTGTCCTGATACTAAAGGACTTAAGTCATTACATAAATTAGCTAAAACTAATTTTTCTTTTATTGCTACTTCTACTGGATTTCCCCAGACTTCAGTTGCGAAACTATCCGCATCACCTGCTCCGCCTGTTAATCCACCATGTAGTATTGGATTTGCATCATATGCCATTTTTTATTCTCCTAAGTTTTGCGATTAGACATCATTTCTTGATGCCATCTTCTTCTCTCTAATTCTGTCATCTCTGTATATGTCTTATCAATCATCGGTGGTTTTATAGCTCCCCTTGCAGGAGTTTCTTTTGCCACATTTTGAGATAAACTTGATACCATAAATTCCAGAACGTCTAAATCTTTATCTTTGAATTTTTCATGCTGATCAGTTGGTAATTTTTCTAGTAATTGACTTTTTCTTTGATCTACTAAGGCATTATATTTATCTTTATAACCTTTTTCATTCTCATACAAAGTCTTCCACTCTTCGTTAGCTACCATTTTAGCTTTTTCTTGCTCTTCTATTATTGTCTTTAGTTTAGCAACTTGAGCTTCAGCATCCTGACTCCTTTGTCTGTACTTTTTGCTTTCTGCAATTAACGATCCTACATCAGGAGTATTTGTAGGTGTTTCTTGTGTAGTTTCCTCACTAACTGTTTCGGTTGCTACTTTTGTTTCTTCGGACATACTGCCCTCCTATTTTTAACTGATTTGTGTTCAAAATATGGTGGTATATTAATAATAATTCGGACAAAACATACTATATATAGTGTAATTTTGTGAAAATAATATTAAATTCGCTTGACTACTAAGTATGAAAAATAAAGAATTTAAGGAAAATTGGTTTGATTTTATAGACTATGTTCCTCACAATGGACAAAAAAAGTTGCACTTTCCAAACAAAGATTGGAGATTTTGTGTGGCAGTCTGTGGTAGGAGATGGGGAAAGTCTGTAAGCGCATCTATAGAGGCTCAAATTATACTTGCGAAACCTAATAAAAGAGTTTGGTGCGTTGCGCCAACCTATGATGGTTCTGAAAAGATATTTAGAGAGATTTGGCATAAAATGGTTGTGGAAAAAGGTTTTGAAACAACTAGAGCTTCATATAAAGACCAATATATAGAATTTGAATGGGGTAGCGTAGTAGAAGGTAAAAGTGCCGACAAGCCTGATAGCTTAGTTGGTGAAGGTTTAGACTTACTTATACTAGATGAGGCTGCTAAAATAAAGAAAAAGACGTGGGAAATGTATTTAAGACCTACGCTATCTGATAGAAAAGGTAAAGCTCTTTTTATAACAACGCCACAAGGATTTAATTGGATATATGATTTATACTTGCTTGGACAAAAGGATGAGATGTGGCATTCATTTAACAGTCCTAGTTATGAAAATAATTATGCTTATCCTGATGGTAGTCGCGATGCCGATTTACTGGAAGCTAAGCGAAATTTGGCAAAAGAGGTTTATGACCAAGAGTATGGAGCGAAGTTTACGAGTTTTGCAGGTAGGGTTTATCCCTTTGATCGTAATCTTGATATGGGTGATTTTAAATATGATCCTAGCTTACCTACTTTTTGCAGTATAGACTTTGGATATAGACAACCTGCTGTATTGTGGATGCAAACATATAGAGAAGCAGGTATGTGGCACGTCAAAATTATAGATGAAATTATACATGAGAGAGATATAAAAACAGATGATCTTGTTAAGAGGATTAAAGCAAAGCATTATAAAAATGTTGCATACTTTGGTGATCCTGCAGGTGGACAGGCTCAAGGTCAGACAGGTTTAGGAGATATAGAAATTTTTAGAAGACAAGGCATTATTGTAAGGACTGTAAGAGATAAAGTTTCAAGAAAGATTGAGGCAGGGGTATCTCACGTTAGAGGTTTTATAGAAAATGCCGAAGGGATGAGATTTCTTCATGTAAACAAAAAATGTTTAGGTATAGCAGAGGACTTAGAGAACTATCGCTATCCTGAACCCAAAGAAGGCTTCCCACTTAAGCCTGATCCAGTAAAAGATGGTTATCACGATCATGGTTGTGATGCCCTTAGATATTTTTTCATTAACAGATTTCCAATTAAAAACAGAGAAGTAAGGATACTACAAAGATGATTGCACAAGATATAATTAAAGAGTCGTTACAGAATGAAAAGCTAAGAATAGCGCAAAGTAGAAGAGATGAGATAAGACGTATGGTAGATTACTATACAGATTGTGAAACTAGCAAATACATAATAGATCACTTTAACTCTCAAGCATTTAGAGAGATACCTCCTTACTCTGTAAACTTTACAAGAAGATTTATTAATAAGATGTCGAGAATATATACCTTAGGAGCGGATAGGAATGTCAGCGATGAGTACCTCTTTTTAACACGCAAGAAGAACGCTAGAATGAAGCACATAGAACGAATGACGAGGCTTGTTGGTACAATAGCAAACAGGGTAATGGTTAAAGAAGATGCCAATGGTACTTTCTTTGAGTATAGACCTATATATTATTACAATGCGTTCTTTGATGACGATCCGTTTTTGCCTATGGCAATAACCTATCCGCTACTCCTCCCTGTAAACGACATATCAGAAACTGGGAAATTAGAATATGCTTATTGGGATGACGTTCATTACGCTCAATATGATGAAGATGGAAACATAACTATGCAATATGAGCATGGATTTGGGATGCTACCATTTGTATTTACACACAGAGAAGATCAAATAGACTCACATTTTGTAGAAGGTGCTAACGATATTGTGAATGTAAACGAGCAAGTAAATATAACAATGACTGAAATGCAACTTGGTTTAAGGTTTCAAATGTTTGGACAGCCAGTAACTACAGGCGCAGATATAGATGTAAACACTATTAGAACAGGATCAGATAGTATATTAGGTTTGCCAGAAGGTTCTACATTTAATATTGTATCTCCAGAAGGTGATATAAATGCAGTTATTGAAAATGTAAAGTTCCAAATAGAACTCGTTGCATCTAACAACCATTTAATGATAAATTGGGCAGAGCAAGGTGGTGAAATGCCATCAGGTGTCAGTCTTATGATTAAAGACTTAGAAAGAACAGAGGATTATTATGATGATCTTGAGTTGTTTAGAATGTATGAAGAGGAGTTTTTTATTGTTGAAAAAGCAGTTGGTCAAGCAAATAATATCAATCTTCCTAATAAGTTTGGTGTCAATTTTGTTGAACCTGAATATCCTCAGTCAATCCAAGATCAAATCGCTTGGAATACTTACAGACTAAGTAACAATCTAACAACTAGACCTAAATTGCTAAATGAAATTAACACAGACCTATCTTTAGAAGAAGCTGAGCAAATAGTTAATACTAATGCAGAGATTAATGCAGATATAGAGCAAAGATGATAGAAAAAATAGAAGTAAATTTTAGTTTTAATAATCTTTTAAAAAATTTAGATAATATTCTAGAAGAGAATATGTTTGCAAGAAAAAAGATTGTCATAGAAAGCGCAAAAGACATAATAAATTCAGGCAAATTAAGAAAAAACAAAAAATCAACCTTACTATTAAAAGGTCAAGGATTAAAAAGAAAGAATAAAAGTGGATTTATTACTAGGGTGCATTCACCTAAAAATCCAAAAGAAGTATCTACAGGAGAAACAAGACCTTTAATTCATACAGGTACATTAAGAGCTTCTTTTAAAATTGTAGATGATGGTATAAGAATGGCTAAACATGGGGTTTATCATTTAAGCGACTACACATTGGCTAGTAATGGATTTACAAGAAAATTTTTTAAAAAAGCTATCGGCAAAACAATCAAAGCACGTAATTTTTTACCAATAACAGCTAAAGGAAATTACAAAGCAAGTATCAAAAAACAAATGAAAAAAATTGATGAAGATTTGTACAAAGGTATTAGAAGAGCTATGAGAAGGAGAGTATGAACGAATTAATAAGGTTGATGAAGAAAAAGTTAGCAA